GTGAAGGTAGGTTTATGGGTGTGCCCAGTGTGTTCTTACGCACATTTGGCTGTAACTTTACCTGTGATGGATTTGGTATGCCCAGAGGCCTACGTAGTAACGAACGTGACTTGGCAGCAGATCGTATAGTAGAATTTAAAACATATAAAGACCTTCCCCTAGTACACACAGGCTGTGACAGTTATGCCAGTTGGGATCCAAGGTTTAAAGACTTTAGTCCAGTACTTGACAGTGCCAATATAGCAGAAACTATTATGGGGTTATTGCCCTTTAAGCGTTGGACCAGAGAACATCTTGTTATTACAGGTGGCGAGCCTTTATTGGGTTGGCAACGTAGTTATCCTGACCTATTAGAACATGCGTTCATGCAGCCTTTAAAACAACTAACTTTTGAAACTAATGGCACTCAAAAACTAACACCTGAGTTCAAACAATATTTGACGGAATGGAGTGATTGGTCAGATCGTGAAGTTACTTTCAGTGTCAGTGCTAAACTACCAGGCAGTGGTGAACTATGGGAAGAAGCAATCTTACCCAGTGTAGTATGTGAGTATGAAGAAGTTGGGCATGTATATCTTAAGTTTGTGGTGGCTACAGAAGTAGATGTGGAAGATGCTCTTAAGGCCAGTTTAGAATATAGAAAGGCTGGATTCAAAGGCGATATCTATCTTATGCCAGTAGGTGGGGTAGAAAGTGTATATACTATGAACAATCGTCGTGTAGCCGAGTTGGCCATGCAATGTGGTCTTCGCTATAGTGACAGACTACAAGTACCTTTGTTCAAGAACGAGTGGGGAACTTAATGGAAAAGAAATTATTTGAAATTTATATGAATGATCTTACACTGCATTGTGACAAGTATTTGTCATATTTTGCAGTCTATGAAGAATATTTTTCTAGTTTTAGAAATAAGGAATTTACCTTCGTAGAAGTTGGTGTACAAGGTGGTGGTAGTTTAGAAATGTGGCGCAAATATTTTGGTGATAAGGCACGTATTATTGGAATCGATGTTGATCCAAAAGTACTAGAGCGAAAGGCTGATAATGTAGAATTATTTATTGGTGACCAAGGTGATGAAGATTTTTGGAAAGAAACATTGCCAAAAATTGGAGATATAGATGTCTTCTTAGATGATGGTAGTCACCAAGTAGGTCATCAAATGTTGACCTTTGTTGAAGTTTGGCCTTACATTAAAAACAATGGTGTATATATGTGTGAAGATACACATACTAGTTATTTTTTAGATTGGGGTAATGGATTGTATAATAATAACACATTCTTACACTTTGCCAAATCTCTTACTGATTTAGTGAATAAAGATCACTGGCAAGGTCCAATACATCCAGAAACTGATTTTTTGGTCGGTAAATTTAAGGATATAGCTAGTATAGTTTTTCATAACAGTATGGTCACAATTAGGAAAGGCAAACCAAAATGGTTTAGACCTAATCCATATCCTAACCCGTTATTAGGTTACTAATGAAAAAAATCTTTAAAAAGATATTTGGCATTGAAGAAATGGAACGTGCCATTGCTGAAACAAGAGAACGAGTTGCTGAGGCTGAGAAACTTAAAGAACAGGCAGAAGCAGCAGCCCAAAAAGCATTGGAGGAACAGGAAGAATCGAAACTTTCAGCCAAAGAGCGTGCTACACGTAGGCACGAACCCTGGGTTGGGGTTTTGGATACGCATGTTAATAAAGATAATATAAGAAATGGCTTTTTTGAACTTGACTGGAATGAATATTTCATTGTACAATTAAAGCAAGCAGGATACGGATTTGATGGTGATAAGGAAGAGGAAATTGTGGACCGCTGGTTTCGTGACATTGTACGCAATATTCTAGCAGAAGAAGGCCAAGATGTTACCCGTGGTGCAGGATTTGTTAATGTAAGCAAACTAGATGATAACCGTTCAGAGGTAAAATGACCTATATTTTAATTGATACTGCTAATACGTTCTTCCGTAGCCGCCACGTTATCAACGGTTCAGCTGATATCAAACTTGGTATGGCATTCCATATCACATTAAACAGTATCAAAAAAGCATGGAATGACTTTGATGGTAGTCATTTAGTCTTCTGTTTAGAAGGTCGTAGCTGGCGTAAGGACTATTATAAGCCCTACAAGAGTAATCGTGCTGAGGCTCGTGCGGCTGCTAGTGAACGTGAACAAGAGGAAGACCGTATTTTTTGGGAGGCCTTTGATACTTTTAAGGAGTTTTTAATTGAAAAAACAAACGCCACCGTTCTTCAGCACCCTAATCTGGAGGCTGATGATCTTATTGCTGGTTTCATTCAAAGTCATCGGAATGATAATCATGTTATCATAAGCACTGATAGCGACTTTTATCAACTTATTGCTCCTAATGTACGTCAGTATAATGGTATTATGGAGCAGACTATAACTATCGATGGTATTTTTGATAAAAAAAACAAAAGAGTGATAGATAAAAAGACTAATACTGAAAAGACTATACCTAACCCAGAATGGATTTTATTTGAAAAGTGTATGCGCGGTGATCCCACTGACAATGTTTTCAGTGCTTATCCCAAAGTACGTAAGAATAAACTGGAAGAAGCGTTTAATGATCGTAACAAAAAAGGTTTTGCTTGGAATAATATGATGTTACAGCGTTGGGTGGACCATAATGGGCAGGAACACAAGGTATTAGACTGCTACGAACGTAATCGAAGATTAATTGACTTATCATATCAACCCGATGACATTAAGGAAATCATACGTGCTACTATCAATGAGAATAGTAGGTCTAAAAATATCAGCCAAGTTGGTATACGTTTAATGAAGTTTTGTAATTTATATGACTTGAAAAAGGTAACTGATAATATTCAACAATACAGTGAAGCTTTTCAAGCTAATTATCCTAAGGAGATTCTAAGTTATGAGTGAAATATATGCCAAACCTATTGTAAATGGTCTACTTTGGGTGGTGGAACAGGAAGGAATGAGAGTAGGAACCTTACATAAAAAGAATAATAACAACTATATGTTTAGTACTAAACATGGTGAATTATTCTTTAATAGAAAAAGTGATGTTGTAAAAGCCTTTGGTAAAGAATTTTTTCAAAAAGATATAACAACGATTGTCCCAGATTCAGAAGTATATGAATGTTATGGGTATCCAACCAAATGGAAGCCATATAAAAATATGTATAATGTCAAAAAAAGATTGCCATTGTTTACAAAGAGTAACCAAAGTAAAAGTCTTTTTTGTGCAGGATACTATGCTATTAAGTTTCCTAAGAATTGGGTTAAAAGTTTCTGTCCTAAATTAATCACTATTGAAAGATATCCTTATCACGGACCATTTAAGACTGAAGATGAAGCTAAGGAGATGTTTTCTAATGTCAAATGATGCTAATTCATATATATTACAACAGTTTATCGAGATGGTCAAGATAGCAGACTTGAGTCAGAAAAAAGAAATAAAACTAGATATTAAAAATGCTAAAAATCTAGCATTTTCTTTAAGTGAAGTATTGGCCAAATTGTATCAGGATCAAAATCTAGTATTAGAAAAACTACTAGAAAATAATAATCAAACCCTAGAAGTCAGAATGGACGGTGGAGGATTTTCCAAAAGTTGATAAATATATGTATATTAAAGTGGATATACATATGAGCCGCCCTAAACCTAAAGTATTAGCCGAACATACGTCTAAAAATAATTATAAAATAAACCAAATATTGGAAGCTGAAGCTATTTGGGCAGTTTTTTATAAAGGAAAACCATTTAATTTGAAAAGCTCAAATAATGCTAACTATGGCATAAGCCCCAAATATAAAAAAGTTTCATTTAGTAATCCTGGTCATGCTATTAATCTGGCAAAAAAGTTAAATTTAGAATTTAATTGTAGAGATTTCACTGTGGTTGTACTAACTAATGGTCAAACTCTAAAAAATGAACAGTAAAACCTTTACAAAAATATTCTTACAAACCCAAAATAAAAGCACTGATGAAGCTAATGTTCGACTATACCATAAAATTTGGTTTATGAACACTAGAACGAAAGAACTTGGTGGTCTTCGGCTTACAGAAAAAGGATATACATATTTGGTTTCAGAAATAAAATTGAAAGAATATGAAATACCATTTACCGAAGAAATTGAAATAAATCCACAACTTATTATCTTCTTTGATCAATTTTTGGACTGCCCTTACTACTTAACTAGATATAGTTTGACGGTTTTCAGTGAGAAAAAATCATTCGAACTACACTTTTTTGCCGATGATATCCGTAAATACGGACTAATGAAGGCGCTCAAAAAACAACAAAAGGCGGAAGATTTGCTTGACTAGACAGTAGACCTGTGTAATAATACGAACATAGCAACACTACTTCAATTTTAATAAGGAAGCAAAAATGACCGAGATTGTTAGTCGTACTGTAGGCCCCCGTTCAGCTAAAAAAGGCATCCTAAAAGGCTTTTCCAAGCGTCGTCCACTTTTCTTGTGGGGCCCCCCAGGTATTGGCAAGTCAGACATCGTCAAACAACTGGGTGATGAACTCGGTGCTCACGTTATTGACGTTCGTCTTAGTCTTTGGGAACCCACTGACATTAAGGGTATTCCATATTTTGATAGCAACTCAAACAAAATGGTTTGGGCTCCTCCTACCGAACTGCCTGATGATGACATGGCAGCACAACACGATAAGATCATCCTGTTCTTAGACGAGATGAACTCTGCTCCTCCTGCTGTACAGGCGGCGGCTTATCAACTTATTTTGAACCGTCGTGTAGGTACTTACCGCTTGCCAGATAATGTTTATATTGTGGCTGCTGGTAATCGTGAGGCGGACAAGGGCGTAACTTATCGTATGCCTGCTCCGTTGGCTAATCGTTTTATCCATTTGGAAATGAAAGTAGATTGGGATGACTACAGTTTTTGGGCTACCGAAAATCGTATCCATAAGGATGTAGTTGGCTTCCTTACTTTCAGCAAGAAAGACCTTTACGATTTTGATCCTAAGAGTTCAAGCCGTGCTTTTGCTACTCCACGTAGTTGGACCTTTGTAAGTGAGCTTTTAGAGGATGATGACTGCGATGATAGCACTTTGACTGACCTTATCTCAGGTGCTGTTGGTGAAGGTTTGGCGATCAAGTTTATGGCTCATCGTAAAGTGGCCAGTAAGATGCCTGACCCCACTGACATCCTTAGTGGTA